ATGCTCCATTTGTTCCGCCGTCACCTCAAATCGTGCCCGCACCGCTCGATGAGCTATAAGCGATGCACGTGTCCCGTGTGGGAATTCGGGAGCGTGAACGGCAAGCGGGTGCGGCGGTCGCTCGATACGGTGAGCTGGAAGACGGCGGAGGAAATTCAGCGGCAAAGAGATCCCGATGATTCGGGCGAAAAAATTACGGTCGAGCTTGCTGGCGAACGGTTTGTCGCTGACTGCGAATCGCGAAAGCTCGGCCCCGAGACGATCGCAAAGTACAAACTCCTAAACAAGGAAATGAAAGGGAAGTTCGGCAAGATCGAGGTCAAGAGGATCTCGGCCGACGATCTTTCAAAGTATCGGGAGACATGGAAGCTGGCCCCGATCAGCTCCCGGAAGAAATTGGAACGGCTCCGGACGTTTTTCCGGTTCTGCGAAGAACGGGGATGGACCCGGCACAATCCGGCCCTGAAGCTCAAAGCCCCGCTTGCAAAGATAAAACAGAAACTCCCCTTCACGGCTCAAGAGATGGAGAAGATCCTCTGGGCGGCCGATCAGTACCCCGAGCTCTATCCCCGCTCGGGCGAGCACGGAAAAAAGGTGAAAGCATTTATTCTAGTCTTACGCTACGCAGGGCTCCGGATTCGGGACTGCGTATGCTTGAAGACTGATTCTCTCAACAACGGGAAGATCTTCGTTCCGGATACCCAGAAGACGGGAGTGCCGGTATGGGTACCGGTGCCTAAAGATGTGATCGATGCGCTCGGGAAGATCCAAGACTTCGGCGCGTACTATTTCTGGTCGGGGAATGGGTTGCCGAAAAGCGCGGTCGCCGATTGGCAGCGGACGCTTACTCGGGTCTTCAAGGCGGCCGGTGTTGTCGGGAACCCACACCGCTTTCGGACGACGTTCGCCGTTGCCATGCTGGAAAAGGGCGTGGCGATCGAAAGCGTTTCGAAACTCCTCGGCCATCAGAACATCATGGTCACGCAAAAGCACTACGCGCCATGGATTAAATCGAGACAGGATGAGTTAGAAGCGGCTGTGAAAAAGAGCTGGAAGTAATTAGCCGTCGTAGCGTAACGTTCTTATGCGTTCGAATAATTAATATAGAGGTCACTATGAAGCGTCTTCTCCTGGGCGCGGTTATATTCCTAGCGCCAATGTCACTTGCGTCCGAACAACGAAAATCGCAAACGCTGGAATGTTCTGGCGTGCTTCTGCGAATGGGTGATGGGGAAGATACCACGGTTGCGAAACTCAAAAATAGTTCACTGAAGGTCGTGTCAGCACAGCGTATTTCCAACGAAACGGTCCATCAATATATCGTTCAAAAAAATGAAAACGAAATTGTTGGTGTCCTTACGTTCAAAGAGGGAACCCTTACGCGAGCGTATCGGGATTGGTCACCTGATGAAATGACTGCCTACAACGTTGTGATTGCCATCCAAGGAGCGATCAAATCTTTGAAGGAAGATGGGACTTGCATATTGAGCACAGGTTCGGTGGCGGAGCCAAATTATTCTGATGAATCGTCGTTTATCACTTGTGGAAATAAATACATCGAAATCAGTGGGCTTCAAGGCTTTCAGGTCCCCGGCAGCAAAACGGTCACCGTATATGAGTGGATTGACGACTATCGAATTCGTCCAAAAAACTAAGTTCTTTTGTCTTTCTTAATTTCTTTTGTTGTTCCCTGGAGTATGCGACTTCCCCGGCCGGAAATAAATTCGGTCGGGTGAAGTCGCAATTTCTTTCGTGTTCCCTTTTCGATTGCGATGAAACGGCGTAAAAGTAATTCTCTGGAAGATGGGGGCTACTTGATACGGCATGTTGGGGCGGTGAGCGCGTTTTGATTTACCTCTTTCACCATTCCAAGAAAAAGGATTTGTCCAAACGCTTTTGGAATGGAATGACTATGCCTTTAGTGCATATAAGTATGGAGTGTGTAGCCGCACGTCTTACATGTCCGCCGTATGTTTTGACCCATCTTTCAAAGAACTGCTCCGGCGCGCGGGGAAGTCGTAGAAGCCGCGCCACTCTTTTTCGTCGCCCGTTTCAGTTTCCCTTCCAGCGACGGACGGTTCTCTGAAAGCCAAGCACAAAATTGTTGATAGTTGGGAGCGACCCGCGTATCCGAGGCGCGACCTCTATACATATGCTCAGCTTTCAAAGAACCGCCGAAACAAAAACCTTTCAACTTGATACCAGTCGCCTTGCGAGTAACTGATACCAATGTGAAAGGTCGCAAGGACTTGGGATATTAAGTTAATTTAAGTCTACAAAACTGGCGGCCGGGCGCAATCCCCTAGCTATCCACAGGGGAGGGGAGTGCACGAAGCAGAGGGGTGAGATGGGGTTCTAGCTCAGAGATTAGGTTTATAGAAGCTTCAACATTAGGGAGAGGGGGAGTCTTGCCGCTGATGGCCTGCCCCAGGGTTGAAGCAAGCAAACTCGTCATTTCCTTGATTCGTTCTGTGATCGAGGCCTGGGTGCCGTCGGTATTGCCGACGGTGTTCAGCAGAATACCTATTGCCTCAAGAACCATACGAGCTACTCCGAATCGATAATAATGTTCTGCCAGGGATTTGCTCGCCGGCGCCATCTCAAGAAGTGTTTTTTCTTGATCCGCAACTTTCTTAGCGTATTCGTCTACCAACGGCGCGAGTTTCTTCAGTTGGTCGGCTAGGTTCGGGGCTGTCAGGCACTCCAGATGCCTGATTTGAGTCTTGAGCGTATCGATTTCAGATTGTTTATTGGCGAGCTGTTGATTAAAAGTCGAGTAGAGAAACTTTCCCAGAATGCCCAGACTTACCGCGATGACCGTGAGCGCGATCGTTTGAATATATTGCAAGAAGAGCTGCATGAGTTGCTCCTCCAGCGACTTTATCATAAGCAACTATCCAAGTTGATTTGTATGTACGAAAAAAACCGCCGCATCGGGCGGGGCCGCACATTTGGATGTACCCGTGCGAATACGGTGAAAAAGCTAGTTTTGTTTCGGGTTCATAGACATCAGCCGACCCATACCGGCTGTTCGAACGATAGGTATATACCGTGCAGGCGGAAGGAATGTTACAGCGGGCGGCCGGGCACAAGATTACGGGATGTGGATAGCTTGTTCCTAGTCAGTTAGAGCGGTTTTGTCGGCCTTTTTGGATTGGATGATGTTGTTGATGATCGTTCCTACAAGCGCCGCGAGGATCAAGCCGATGAGCCATTTGTTCATATCGTACATTCGATTCATTTCGTCTTTAAGTTCTTCGGTTTGAATGTGGGACTCGGCTCTTAGGTCATCGACATCTTTCTTGAGTAACGGTAGTGCGAGGACCTTTTCCGGAGTGGAAGTGATAGCCGAAGTCAGTGAATCGAGTTTCTGATTTACGGATGAGAGAGCGGCGTTGAGTGAATCGGTCCGCGTTTGCAAGGCGATGATGGCGCGTGCGGTTTCGGATTTATCGTCAGTCACCTTGATGATTCGTTCGAGTTGGGAAATATTCCGTTCAACATCGTTCACCGCATTCCCGAGCTGCGCTTTTTGAATGGCGAATTCCTTTTCAAGATTTTCTAGCCGGTCGAGTTGCTCTCTCTCGTTACGGACGACCGTGACTGTATTGATGCTGGTATAGGCAAAATAAATAATGGTCGCAAACGTCGTAAGGACTAGAACGATGTTCTGAGCGGACCTAAAGAACGCCAGTTTCTGGTGGACGATGATCGGCGACATTGGTGACTCCCGCGATAATTCGATTGCTTAGAGACAGGTGAGGACGAAGGATATTGGCATAAGAAGCGACATCCTCACAAGAAAGTTCAGGAGTTAGTGGCGATATTTAAAATTGCCGCACACGACCAATGCCCCACCAATCCGTTTTCAACAGCCCAGATCGCCATCTGCACCGCATCGATCTCGTTCATCGGGTCCCCCGTAATACCGCTTTGTTGGCTAAAATCTGCCCAGGTTGGGTCTTGGAACTGCAAAATGCCTCTACTCATCAATCCGTTCGAATCTATCTCCTGAACGTCTTTATTGCGGCTCTCGCAAGCGATTAGGTAGGGAATGACTGAATAGGCCGTCTGGGCGGTTTCCGTCGCTCCTGGGTCAATTTTGGGGCCGTAATAGGGTGGCCGCGAGCCGTATACCTCCGAGAGATGCTCGGCCTCGGCCAGAATGGACAGCTCGGGCATCAAAACGACGGCGGGAAGAAGATTCGGCGTTAAGGATGGTTGCCCTACTACCGCATAGACGCGGCTAGTAAAGAGGGTCGGAAGGAGGAATGAGAGAGTTACGAGGAGAAGGCAAAGTTTTTTCAAATGGTCGGCGGGTTCGGAGATTCATTGAGTGATGTGTGGTTTGCCGTCGAGGATTAGGCAGTACCAATCCGTAGTCTCCGTCCTCTAGACTTGCGGTAATGGATGCAAACCTATCTGCCGATATTACACATCATTCAAAGAACCTCGTACTATCCGCCCGCTCGATTATGAGCATCCCCGCAACAGCGGAGAGCTTTATGGTTTGCGACGTTTTCGGTAATTGGCTGAGAGCTGTGCGATAGGATTTTTTGGCGGCAAATTACGTTGCCGTCGCCCGCTGGCACAGAGGCCGCACCTACCCACGGGGATTATTCTTAGCGGCGCGTATGACGTTTAGCTCGTAATCTTCACGCCGAGCATCTGATTTTTATGGCTTGGAGCAAGGCCGCACAGCTTTCAGAGAACTACCTACTGATCCGGCAGCGGGCGTGAGAGTGCCGGAAAATTACGATGGATGAAGAGTTGCTGTTTTTACTTATTAAATTGTGTCGCGCCCGCCTATTAAGCATGCGACATTCCGGCGCGCATGCAAGGACAGTCTGGGGATAGCGAATTAGAAAGGCCCCGGAAATCATCGTTTTGGCATGGGATGACGGGGGCCTTATAGGTGGGTCTATTGGGGAAGATCAAGTGGCTTGTATCGAGTTTTCGCGGAGGTGGTTGAGAAGGAATTGGCCGTAACAGTCTTCCTTCGGGTTTTCGTGGTTGCGATGGAAGTAGTGGTAGGTATTCATGAATTTCATGCGAGCAAATTCCTGCCCGCTCTCGATCATCCTGTTGCACCAGCCACAATTTTTGTCGTGCATGGTGTTGAAAAAGGTGCTCATGTCCGCCGCCAAATCTTCACGAGCAAGATGAGGCAAGCGACCGCGATCGCGAGCACGATGAAGTGGTAGGCCACGAACACGAAATGGTTCGGCCAGAAATTAATGTATTTCACGGCTCACCTTCCGTTTCATGCCGGAGCTCGGCAATGTAGCGACGAGAGCATGGATCTCGTCGTATTTTTTTAGGTCTACGATTCCGTGCAATTCGTCGTCGTAGGTCTGGTTGATGAGCTGTTGGATGTGCAGGCGGACGTGGAGCGAGTCCTGCTCGTCCTTCGAGACGTTCGTGAAGTGGTAGAACGGCACGCTCTGGTTGGCCCAGACGACGCCGGATTTTTTCTCTTGGCCACGAAGGACCGAGAGAGAACACAAGGCAAGCAACGCACAGCAAAAGACGATCAATTTCTTCGATATCATCCTTTTACCTCCTTACTTTTTGGGTTTGGCGGCGATTTTCAGTTGCCGTTGAAGCCATTCGTAGAAACAGGGCTGTTCGGGAGAGTTGTGGAAGTGAGCGTTGGGGAAGGGAGTCTCGTGCGAGCCGGTGATCCCCTGCCCGCAGGATTTGCAGATCATGTGCCTCCTTTCATTGGCAGTAATGGCGGTGCACTTCGATCGTGATTGCGATCCGGCCGTCATGCGCCGCGCGGATGAAGTAGATGAGCTGGATGATGTCCATCAACAAGAACAGAAACATGAGGAGCTTTGCTGATGGGAGATAAGGACTCAGAAAGCCATTGAGGCGGCGCATCATGGTTCCTCGGCAATCGAAAAGAGAAATTGGATGTAGCATTTCGTGTGCAGGAAGATGGTTCCCCACTCCCATACGAAATCGCGCCAGATGATGTGGCCGCGCATTTCGACATAGGAGGAGTCACCTTTCAGAATGGCCCGGTGACAGTGATGACACTTCCGTTCAGGCATTGAAGAATGCCCCGAGGGAAGCGGTCGCTTTGTACTGCGGGATGGGATCGAGTTGTTTGAACGCGGACGTGAAGCCGTTGTGTAGGCTCCATTTCGTTCGCGGCGCGAACTCTTGCATCATCGGGTCGAAGTAGAACTGATGGACCTGGCGCGCCAAGTGTTTCGGCGCGTCGAGGGTGTCTTCGATGAAGGCGCGGTAAATGATGAGCCGCGCTTGTTCGTCCGTGATGCGGGATTCCTGCCATTGATCGATCTGATCGGTCATCGGCTTGAAGCTCCGTTGCATCTGATCGATGCCGACCGCGAGGGAATCCTTCAGGTTGAAATGCTTGCTGTGTTTTGCGAGCAACGGCGTGAAATCGCCATAGAACGCGAGGTTCGAGCAAATGAGCACCCGAAACCCCACGGTCATCGCGAGGCGCATGGATTTGTCGTTCGCGTTGCGGACGCCGAGAAGGAACCGGACGCCGGTTGAAACGGTTTCGAGTTCGACGACGCCGAAGAATTTCATGCCGTCGTGCGAAACCGCGTACTCGTCTTTGACGACACTGATGTGCCGGTACGAGAGCGATTCGACGATCGAGTTAACGACTTCAATGTGCGGGATTGGTTTCCACGACTCCGTGCCTTGCGGGGTTGGAATCGTGGCAAGCTCTTCACGGGTAAGCGTTTGAGCGTTACGGTCTGCGAGTAAACCATTCATTGATTTCTCCTTTTAAATTGGAAATGTGCGATAGGGCGTAAGCCCAGGGGCGCACGGGTGACGGGTCGAAGCGTTCCGTGCGCGTCTGGAGTTGCGGCTATTCGAGGGTGGTGAGGTAGTGGAGCGCGCCGGCGGCGATGGAGCCGAGCGTGACCGATTGCCATGCTCCACCGGCCGTCACAACGTACGTGATGACGAACACGAGCGCGACAAGGACGGTGTGGACAACCGGGTTGGCGAAAAATGCTTTCATGGTTTTGATAAAGATTTCGACCTTTAGAGTTCTTTTTGGATTAAGGCGATGGCCGCCTCGATATCGGTGAGGATTTGCTGAATGAGTGCAGGTTTGGTTTCCGGGGGGACGGCGGGATTTTGGATGACGGCGGAAACGCTCGGAGGAATTGCTTTGAAGGCGATGCCGGATTTTATGAACGGGGCGTAGTTCCAGCCGAAATATCCAAAACCGTTTTGCGCCCATTGCGGCGAGGAAGAGTTAATAAACCACGTCCGGTCGTTCGGTTCGTCGTAAGGGGCGACGAGGACAAAGTGACTATCAATCACTTTCGCGGGCGGCCGGATCGGAAGGATCTCGGCCGCGTCCCACGTCTCTTCTCCCGAAGTGGACGTGTACCATTCGTTTCCAAGCTGGAGTTCCAAAATGACGGCGCTGTTTTCAAAACATGCTTGGTGTATTCCCTCTATCGAAAGGTCGTCGAGAAGAAATGGACTGCCGAGAAGGCGCGTTACGGCGTCCGTAATTGCTTGGGGGGTGGCGTCGGCCCACGGTGAGATTTTTTCGCCGGTGGGATTTAATGCGGGGTCGCCGTCGTCTGGGAAAAGAGTCTTGAGGCATGACGCCACTCTGCTTCCCGCAAGACCGATCGCGGAAATAGTCGTTCCGTCGTCGTGTGGATACCCGTCCACGGTTTTTTCATACGCATAGCTGAAACTGCCGGAGAGCTCGGTCGGAGCTGCGCCTTTCTTGAGGACTGCGATGAAATTGACGAGCTGCGCGAGGGAAAATCCGCCGCACTCGGGACTGAATGACTGCATAAGCGCGGTGAGTCTGAAGAACGGCCCGGCCGGGTCGAGGAGATATTGCGAAGAACGAACGGGAGGGATTGAGGCGCGAACCAAACTGAGCGGATGCAGTTTGGGATTTTCTTCGTGGGTGACGCCGAGGGTCTTTCCTACTTTATGGGGATGTGCAAAATCCATGTTTTCATTGTGGGATATCTATGGAATCTGTCGAGGGGTCGGGTGTGTATAACGTTGACGCTATTGCAGAGTAGACGTGAAGATACTAGTATGCCGCCATGCCCTTCGAGCTTAAAGACGGAATTACCCTGTCCATCAGTTTGGCGGCTTTTGGTCTCTCGTCGCTCTCATTTTTTCAAAAGAGAGCGGAAAGCATTCAAAATTTGCGAAAGCGATTAACTGAAATTTTGAAGGAACTATCTGAGTTGACGCTAAAAGATGCGACCTTTCGAAGCTTGCAGAATAAAGATAGCTATCCACCCAATTATGTTGGCTTGCTATCTGACCAACGTCGTTTTTTCGTTCGCGAGGCGGCAACACTTGCAGAAACCGCGGGAATAGATGTTAGTGCCCACGAAAAAAATTTAATTGCGATGACGTTCGATAGCATTGACTTTGCGGAAGACGCCGAGCACTTCTTCAAGAGTGCGACAGAGGGCGATAGTTCTCAGATCGACCGGGGGCTTTCGTGGCGCAATTATGGACGCTTTCTCTATCAGCAAGGATCGTTTGACGAAGGTGCGAAGGCTTTTGAAAACGCGATCGAGGCATTCACGACTGATGACGAGAGAAGTCGCTATTACCGCGTAACGACCTATACTCGCTGGGCCGAGGCAACGAAAGCAACAACCGGCAACTGGGCCGCCAGGAAGCAAGGGCGAATGTTGATCATGAAAGCATGGAACGAAGCGTTTGATTTAAGACCATTTCGGCGACGAGAAAACGAATTGGCTCGCATTGGGGAGCTTGCCGCTTCCTATGGACTGCCGGTTCCAGAGAATCAGCGGTTCAAAGAGGATGAGTTCAAGACGGACACTAAGAGATGACTCTACTGCCTAGTGCATTACAATCTCTTTGGTTACGCAGATTCAGTGGTGGAAGGTTACGTACACGATGAGTGCGAACTCGATGAACCCAACCACACCCCACGCCGCCCAGCTCCAGCGTTCGAGGAATCGAATGCGTCGTTCCTTGTCGAACTCGCGCGCTTTGTCGTCCACGAGGAAGTCGGTGAAGGTCTGCTTGTCGAGTTTGTTTTCTTCGACGCGGATCAGACGCTCTTTTGTGTCGTCGGAAAACGTCTTTAGGTCGGACCGCATTCCCTTCACTTCCGTACGAAGCTCGATGATGATGTCGTGGTCCGGTGTGTTGTCGCGTGTGTCGTCGTTCATGGGATTAGATCGCTTCAACGGAGAACCACGGGGCGCTCGTTGCCGCAAGCGTTTCGGCAAGACTCGGAGAACCGCCAAAGTTCTGCTGGACGCCGAACGCCGGCGAGAAGCTCACGCTTGAAGGATTGTACACCGTGAAGGTGTTGCTGCCCGACTGATTGAACGCAAACATCTCGAATACAGTCGTCGTCGAAGCGAGCGTGTAATAGAACTGGATGAGGCCGTAGAGCTGATAGGTGGCGTTCGAGACGGACGACCCGCCACAGATGGTGCCGACGTTCACGCTGTTCGTCGTGTCTTGAATGCTTATGCCGCACGATTGGTTTATCGTGACGATCTGCTGCGCCGCTACAAAGGCAGTGATGCGGACGACCTGACCGATAGCGCCGGTGAAGGTTATCTTGAGATTCGTGGCATCAAGCGCAACGCCCGGCGAGGCGTTCGTCGGAACGGTGTACGGTGTGCCGGACTTCGAACCCATGGCGACGACGGGCGTAAACGGACTCCATTGCGGGTTAGCGCCTGGACCTTGGGTTTGGAGAAAATTACCCGCCGTGCCCGCAGGAAGCCGCGCCAAAGCCGACCCGGTCCAATAGTAAATATCACCCTGGGCGTCACTTCCGGGGTCGAAGAGCACAATCCCAGTCCCAATCTGTGACGCGGAGCTTATGTAGCCGCCGGGAAAGAACGGCCGCACATCGTTGTAAACATATCCCTGCCCCGATTGCTGGTTATCAACGTCATAGAGCGCCGTCTCTCCTACGACGTGGAAGATCTCCGCGAGGACAAGTTTGTTCGCGGGATATGCGGGAGCTGACGGCGAAGCGCCTTCCGTTCCGGTCACAAGCGCGATCGTGCCGCTTGAGTCCGCCGTCACAAGATCTATGCGCGGATGGGAGACGGGCGCGGTGAAGGTCGGCGTGCTGCCGCCAAGAAAAAGAACGCGTGTGGTGCCGATATAATATGTGCCGGGCTGGACGTAGAGCTCCATGGTCTGCGCCGTCCATGAGCCGCTCGTCAGCGTGGTCGAGGCGCTGAAAGAACTGAGCGGCGAATAGGTTGAAGTGTTGAGGGAAAACGGCGTGATGGTTGTGCCGCCTGTTGCCAAGCCATAACCGAGATATTGGACGAGCTGTGCGTTCGCGGCTACAAGTGCCACGTAGGTCGCGGTGGTGACGGTGGGATTTTGAAGCGCGGCGAAAAGATTGGCGACAAAACCGGCCGCGGTGCCGGGTGCTTTCACGTCTCCGGAATTTGTCGGACTGCCCGTTACTGCCTGGAACTGCACGTTCGTACCGTTGATGTCGAGCGTGACCGTCTGGCCGTTCGTAGGCGTAGTTCCCAACGCCAAAGCGCCGAGCTGTTGATGCACGTGGAGCCAAGACGAAGCCACGGCATCCGAACGGAGCGCGTTGTGTTCCTGCGCGTAGTAAGTGGCTCCGGATGGAAGACGAACGGCCTTCATGCTGGATTTAGTGAATTAGGAGCGATGGGAGGGCTTTTGAAAAGCGGGTGGGATAAGGAAAGTCATCATTGGCAGAAAGTCGGTTTAGTCGAAGTATCCACGAGAACGCTTGAAGAAGAATACACATACATTTGGGTCGAAGTGTTTACGGCATCATACAACTCGATACATCCGTGGCTCGGATTCGCGGAAGTTCCAAAGCGGAGCGTTGAGGTTGGGCCGCCGATATACAGCGTCGCAGAGGTCGTTGCGCTTCCTGCATTCACGGCGACATTGCCATAGGCATTGAATGCATCGGAACCCGCATTCGCCTGCGATGCAGTCACGCCTGCGACATTCCCATTAAGCTCTTGCGTATTCCCTCCGCTCAAAGCGTTAAAGTACCCACCTCCGAACCCGTTTATATCGGAGAGAACAGATCCGTTTGCGCTATCCCAATCTTGCAGATCCACTCCTGTTCCCGCACTATTGATTATGCTGAATTCGGTTCCAACGCTGGGATAAGTGGATGAACCGACCGTAAGCGATGCGATGGTTGTGCTCGCGCTTATTCCGTACACTCCCGCAGCGGTCGCACCGGTCACGATAGGCGTTCCAGCGTGGAAATCATAGACCGTTCCGTTGAACGTAGTCGTTGAGATGCCAGCGAGGTTTCCCGCGCCCCACGAAGCGAAGCCGTTATTCGCATTCACGACATTCGTAATCTGAAGGTTTGTATCTGGGCCCATCGCTGCAAAGAGATTCGGAGTGGAAGAAGCGGTAGCTTGTTTGTTGATTTCTACGCCCGTGATGTTCGCGTTGCCGAGGATTTGGAAGATATCAGCGTAGGTCGTTGAAGTCGCGGTGCCATCGTTGTATACCTGAATGCCAGACATCGTGAGGTCACCAACCAAACTCGCTCCCTGAATGTAAGGAATATATGCTCCCTCGGCACCTCCCGCATCTTCAACTTCATCGCCGTTATCTACGACCGTATTGCCCGCTCCGAAGTTCACTTGGCAATTATCATTACTGTTGTCGGTCATATATGCGATTTCTACCGAACCATTTCCGAAATCGATGCAATTCGCCCCACCGGTCGTCGCAAGTTGGTCCACGCTCCAATTGAGAATAGCCGTGGCAGACTCTCCTGAGTTCGATGCAGGCGCGAAATATATGCTCTGGCCGTTCGCTCGGAATGTGTTCTGCTGAATTAATTGCGCATAGGTTCCACTCGCACTCTCAATGGCGTCCCCGAAGCCTACAAAGGTATTGCCTGCAATGATGGAGTGCGCACCGCCGGAAGTGTTTGACGCACCACCACTCTGCAAAATGGCGATCGTTGGGTTCGTCGTTGTAGCGCTTCCGAGGTTATTGAATGTGATACCAATAAAGCCACCGCCCGTCGTATGGGGAGTGGATGGAAATTGCATAGTGGCAAGGACAGTTCCTTGAGAACCGTTCCAGCTCAAGATCGTACCGTTGCCTCCTACACCTTGGAATGTGCAGCGGCCGTTCTCCACGATTGATGTGGAAAAGGTCTGGCTCGTCTGTGGGAGCATGATGAGCGATCCGCTCGCTATGGTGAGTGAATATGTACAGAGGCTGTTAAGGTACGCTCCATAGTCACCCGGAGAACTCGTGGCCGCATAGAGGATTGTGTCGATATTTGCGAAAAAGCTGAGCGTACTTGTAACCGATGCAGTGAAGCCGCCCGCGCCGACAGTCACGCCGTTGAAGGTCGGCGCTGAGCCCGTACCGATCGCCTGCGGCGTCGAAAGCGTCACCGATCCTGTCGCGTTCGATACGTTCACTTCATTCGCGGTGCCGGTAAGTGAACCGACTCCGGTGACCGTGCCGGTGGCGCTGTTGAACGACCCAACACCGACTACTGTGCCGGTCGCGCTGTTGAAAGAACTAACGCCAGTAACCGCGCCTGTATTCCCGTTAAACGAAGATACGCCTGTGCCTGCCGGTGTTCCGCACGCTACGGTTCCGGAGGCGGAGAAGCCCGTCACATATTGGCCGCCGCTGCAGGACGATCCTATATAACTTGAGAGGTTGCCGTTTGTGTCATACTGCCCGAGCGAACTGGTCGCGAGATCTATTTTCCAGGCGCTACCCGAGTATTCGAGCGTGCCCGTCGCAAGCGAAGGCAGGGCTTTGCCGTTCAATCCGGTCACCGTTATCGTGTCCGTGATGGCCGTCGCGCCAGAGGCAGTCCCGGTCGCATCGCCCGCCATCGTGAACGTGATGCTTTGGTTTCCGGAAAGGCAGGTGACCGTTAACGAGACGGTTCCGGTCGAGTTCGAAGATGTGACGCAGCCGGTTCCGCTGAAGGACGTGACACCTGTGTTCGCGATCGATGGCGTTCCGGTAGGAGAGCTCACAGAAATCCCCGTGCCAGCTGATACGGAAGTGACGCCGGTATTCGTGACGGTTGTGGTGCTGTTTGAAGATCCTGCCGAGGTCGAGACGCTGATGCCGGTGCCTCCCGTCACCGTCTGTCCGGAGCTCGTCGCCCCATTCAATGAAGTGAGCGCGCTCTTTAGAAAGCCCGACATTTGCGAGAGGATGCTCGAAAGCGTCACTGTGATGGAACTTGTCGCCGTCGTCGTCCCGATGGTGGACTCAAGCGCGTTGGCCCACGAGGAAGGGATGCAGTCGTTTGCGACGAACGTGTCGAGAGAACCCGGGTACGTGGAAGAAACCGGTGTGCAGGCTGCCGAAGCGGAGAGGAATCTCACGCCGAAGAAGAAAATGAATGCAAGAAGGATAAGAAATGCTTTTTTCATTGTCGATGTTTATTGAAGATTAGCTGAAGCCGGAATCGTCGAAGCCATTATCCGCGCCGAAGGCGAAGTCCACCTCGACCGTGGTGTCCGTTCCGGCCGATTTGGAATAGGGCGACGTGAACAGCGCGTGATTGAACATATTGCCCGTGCCGATTGTGGATGATCCGCCGACGAATGTGCCGAATTCGGTATACGTTCCGTTCGGAATAAAACCATCGGGAAAGAAAAATTGGAGTTGGGCGATGCTGAATCCGTTGTCGGCCGCGTAGCTTACGCTCGTGCGGGCGGTCGGAACGGAAAGCGCTATGTTGCTCTGCGCGGGGACTGCGACGCCGGTCCCGATCTCACCCCACTGGATGCCGAGCTGCTGGATCGTCGCGAAGCTGAGCGAAACGGTCGCGGCGGCAGTCGTGTTCTGGGAAATGGTGACGGAGGTCCCGTTATTGACAGAAATGAGCGTACTGTAGGCGGGAATGCCCGCGCCAGACACCAGCATTCCTACCGTGAGGCCGGCCGTGCTCGAAAGTCCGGTGATAATTCCCGTCGTGCCGTCTGTCGTTCCCGTGAGGGTCTGCGCGTTGTTGATGCTGAACGTGCCGTTGTACGCGCTCAAGAGGAATTGAACGAGGATGTCGTAGCCGTAACCGAGCGACCAGACGATCATGTTCGGCTGGACGACTTCCACTTTTCCGCGCTTGAGAAGGCGACGAGCTTCCCGCAGTCGTCCGGCCGCCTTCAGTTCTTCGTAGCGATGAATGGTTCCTGCCGGATGGGATCGGACAATGACGGTGCCTCGCACACCCGCTTTTTCTTTAATTTTTCTTCGCATGGGTACTTTTCTTACTGTAACAAATGGTTTTTTGTGGTCCTGTGCATTACGAGAGGCGCGAAAATCCCATGCGAAATTGATTGGAAGCGGCGACACCCAATGCATAGGGCATCGACGTTGGAGTGGGAGCGAGAAGCGTTTCCGTCATGAGCACGGGTTCGCTTACGCCTTCAAATTCTTCGAGGACGGTCGAATCGTCCACCGTAGTTTGATTCGCTTCACTCTGTAAAATGCTCTGCATGAGGTCGGGGAAGGTGACCACATCGGAGCCAATGCATTCGAGCTGGTACTGCAACTTGCCGTTCGCACCGGGAGCGTATCCTACGGCGGTGATTATCTTGATGATGAGCGTCTCGCTGATCCCGAATGCGGGAAGATTTACGGTGATTGCCTGTCCTATCTTGCAACCGGGAACGAGCGTGTTGAATTTTACGTCATGGACTGGATGGCCGAATTGGAGGATCTGCGCGAGCGCCCGTTGCTGGGCTTCGGGAACGCTCAAGATCTTGGAATCGGTGATGACGCCCTGATACTCCCCATAGGTAGAAATGCTTTCGTCGTCGGCGGCGTGGGCGACGATAGGAACTTTTGCGGTGCCAAAGACTTTGACGGTCTTCCCGATTGAGGGCGCTCCGGTCGTGAATTGAATCCAGCGCTGTTGGTCGTTGTACATCACATCGAAAGCGGCGGGATCGTCTTGATTGGCGATGCCTATGGTCTGGGGCACGCCGTTCAATGTCACGCTTATCGGCACCGCTTCGAAACTCGATGCGGTCGGAGAGTAATAAGGATAGGAGACGCTGAAAAACTGTCGCACGCCGTCCGTCAAAAAAGTATCGGGGGTATTCGCGGCCGTAAAGGTTTTGGGGTAGGTGCCGCCGATCACGTAGACCGAGTTCTGTAGGTTCGTGATATTCAAATCAACATCGAGTGAGTTCCATTGGATGTCGGAACCACTCTCTCCCCCTACGGCGTCCACGGTGATCGGGGCGACGCCGCCTTCTCCCACCCCGTTATCAACGTCCCCCAGGAAGAAATGGATGTCCTTGTTGGGGTCAATGTACCAATCCCAGCCGATGAGATTGGCGAGAGACTGGATGGCTTTCGACGGCTGCTGGTAGTTGAATTTGATGGAAGGAACGAGAAAATTGCCCTTCTGCACATGGTTCGTCGTGAACCCTTTTCCGGAAGCGAAGTTGGCCACGAGGTCCAGAACGATGTCGTGCGGGTCCATCATCGCGTAATTCTTTTTTACGAGGACGCCGTTAAAAAAGTATCCCCAATCCGTGCAGGTGATTTGCCACGTGAGCATGAGGCCCTGAATCGTGGCTTCGGTTTCGGTGACGGTGCCCGCCCAGATCAGTCCGGTGGAATCGGAGAGCTCGATGGTGTCACCGACGATGGGAACCGTGACATCGCTCAGGTTCGCGGCATTCTGGTCAATGCTAAAGGTCGCGGTGCCAACGTCTTTTGTCAGTTGTGAAATGAAATTGAGCGTCTTCCAAAGGACGGAGCTAGAGATGTCCTGCGAATTGCACGTTACGACTATCGGATTGCTCATGGGGCATAGTTCACGATGGGGCGAAGTCCGCGGAGCACATTCTTTGCGAGCGCATTACCGATTTGGGTGGCGGCGTTTTGGTCCAAATAATATCCTCCCTGAATGTTGACGACGATGGGTTGTCCGCCTCCGAAACCGCCTCCGGACGAGAGGGGAATGACGGCTTCCGGCCCTGCCTCGCCGATGAGCGCGAGCGTCGGTTGGGTTACGAATCCTCCGGCCGCGAGCATGGGAATATCGGGAATGCTGAAACCCAGATTGATCGCAGGCGTGGCGAGCTTAGTGCCCGGTATGCTGATCGAAGGAAGTGAAATATGAAGGGAGTCGAGCGCGTTGATGAAGGCGTTGATGGCGGAGATTACGGAATTAACGCCCAGCTTCACGGTGTTTTCGATAGTCTGCCAGATGGCGGTCAAAACGTTTGCCATGGCCTGCCACACGGTATTCCAGAGAGTTTGGATCTCGGTGAGACCTTCCTGAAAGACGGCTTTGTTCGCGTTCCAACTGGTGACGAGAAGGTTGCCGATGAAATTCCAAACCTCCTCAGTATCCGTTTTAATGAGATTCCAATTTCCGACGACGGCCCCCACGAGGAGCGCGACGACGGCCGCAATGCCGATCCCGAATGCGGCGAATGCGGAGCCGACCGCCGCGACAATGAGACCGACGGCCGTGAGGATGGCGAGAAGGGCAGTAAAGGCGACGACGCTCGCGATGATGGCTTCGGTAAGTTTGGGATGCTCACCCACCCAGTTCGTAACGTCCGTGATGATGGGCAAGAGGGCTTTCGCAAGCGCGTCGAGGTCAGGGAGCAAATCATTGCCGATCTGCGTACCGAGGGATGTCAAAGAGTTATTGAGTTGGATAAGTCCTGCGCCCGGCGCTTGGGCTGCGGCTTGCGCCATGCCGCCCACTTTGTTGTTGAGCGTATCTAAAATCAGCGCGTCAGCTCCCGCCGTGTCGCCGACTTTGGCCATGTTCTCGATCATGGTGACCGTGGCGGCGGGGAATGCGACGGTGCCCTGGCGAATAAGTTGGTTGATGCCGGCAACGGGGTCTTCAAGAGCATTGACAAGGATCTTCGTCGCGTTCGGAAGGTTGTCGGTCATGGTCCCCGACACCTGTGACATTTTCGTCGCAAGGTCTGCCGAGAGCATCGTGAGCGATTGATAGTTCGGCTGGAGGTCTTTATAGGAAAGGATGAGACCTTCTGATTGGAGCGCTTGCTGTTGGGTAAGGAGTGTGACGGATTGAACCTGCTGGGCGTAATCCTGAATTTGAGAAAGGGGAATGGCGGAGCCCGTGTCCTTCAAGGTTTGTGCGATTATGGCGGATTCCTCATCCCACGCTTGCGCGGATGAGATGGCATTGCTTACGGCGCTCATAACGGCGGCAAACGCCAATCCTGCGACCACCCCAATGCTCATGAAACTGCCCTTGGAAAGGGTAGCCGCTTCCTCGGAAGACGCACCGATTTCCTCGTTGGACAGGGAGACGATACTCGCGGCGGTTTGTGCGTTCACGCTGAACTCCAACATCGTGTCGATGATTGCTTGGTCGCTCTGCGTGGCAATTTCTGCAGCGAGCGCAAAAGATTCCGCCTGCGCTTGATTGGCGGTTTGAATTATCCCGGTGGCGGCGGTGGCTGACTCCGAAACGGAATCCATCGCTTCGCTTGTCGTAACGCCCGCTTCGCTCGCGGCTTCGGACAAGCCGGAAAGCGATGCGTTAACTTCTTCGAGCGCAGCCGATGCCTCATCAACAGCGGTGATGAGAATCTCTAAGTTCGATTGACCATCGGCCATGCGTTTAGTATTAGGGTTTTTGTTCGGTTACTGAGTCTCGAATATCGAGGAGGACTTCGAGCATCAAGGCGAGCATTCTCGTTATGTTGGGAATGCCCGGCATCGTCCCGCCGATGCCTCGTGCCTGTTCTTTTATTTCTTCGCGCGTTTTCATTGCATTGTTAGATTGGTTTTCGACCTACTCTAACAATGCATCGCAGCGGACAATCTGGCAAGTTCACGACTTGGACCTGCGTTTCATTTCTTCCGCTTCGTTTTGAAAGAGCGAAAGCAGAATGATGACGAACCATTGCGGCGCGTCCCTGTATTCCTGGTACGTCCAGCCCATTTCCCGGCAAATGAGCGCCATCTTCATTTCGAGGGGAAGATAGGCCCGCCCTTTGGCGAAGAAGGAAAACCAAATGTGGTCTACGCTTTCTTCGCCTCCGTAAAATCCGCGCTCGTGAGCTTCGCGATTTCCTTGCTAAGGAAAAGATAGTCGGCGAGCGGGAGGTCGCGCAGTGTGGCGGGAATGTTCCCCATTGCGCCGTTTACCGAAACCACGGCGAGCGCGATCAGGCGCTTCGCAATTTCGGATTTGGAAAGCTCGGGGCCGTCCTTCGTATCGGTCGCGTCAAGAAACTCTCCCGCAGAGATGTATTCCTTGAGCTCGAAGACAGCGCCGCTCGGAGTTGTTACTGTTTTATTTTTTCTTTCGGCCATAGTGATAGTGATTTGTTTCGACCTTATGCGTACGTTCCGGATACTCCGTTCGTCAAAAGAACCGTTATCATCGCGGAGTCCGCGAGCTTATAGGTGCCACGGAATTTCACCGTTTGGTAGACGAGGTCTTTGACCTTGATGGGGCGGGAGTATTCGGTGAAGAACACCTGGTTGAGCGTGATCTTGAGTTCAGGGTGCGTGGAACTGCCGAGTGTCACATCGGTATTGACGAGGTCAATGAGCATTGCCTGTCCGACGTTCGGCGTCGCGAGCGCAACGGTCTTGAAGTCGGTGAGGTTCTGGTAGATCGCCTCAAGCTGGCCTTCCACTTTGAACTCTTTGTTGAGGAAGTCTGCGGGCGCAACGTTGCCAAGGACCTCCTGATCTTCGATGTTCTCGTCAACGGTGAGCTTGATGGATTTGAGCGCAATCGCCGTTGCGCCGGAAAGTCCTGCGATTGCCGTCGCGTATTTGAACGTCATGTACTGCGGAATGAACCGGTTCTCGGAAAGAATGGAGGGACTGAACGTAGACTGCGAAACTCCTTTGAATGCGCGGGCGGAACATGAAAGTTGGACGAACTTCTTGAGTTCCGCGTCGATCTCCATTTTGTGGATGACACCGTTCGCGTGGCTGTAATCCGTTGCGGAGAGCGGGTCGTGAATAAAGAGCGTGAGCGACGGGTGCTGGGCTGATTCTCCGACCGTGAACGTGTGGTCATAGACGACCGATTCGCCCGAGTGCGTGGCTACCGCCTGGGTGCCGAGCAAAGACAGGAACAGAAGCCCTGTGCTCTGGTCCATCATCGGAACTTTGAACGAACCGTCCGCGTAATTCTTCACCCGGTACTCGCTGATCGCATTCTCGACGACGCCTACGGCCTGATCAGCAACGGCATTGTCGTATTTCTCGTCGAAACTGAGGTCGTCAAATGGAAGCCAATAGGTGGCTGCCGAAATTGCGGTGCCCCGCGTCGCTTCTTTTGCCAGTCCGAGGGCGAATAATCGCCCGATGCCTTTTGCCATTATTCGTTGTTAATTTTTTCGACGGGTTCGACGAGTTCGCGTTTCAATTTCCAGATCTCCGTGGCGTCCGCAATCGAATCGGCAATGATGGAGAGAGGTTTGTAGATGCCGGAACCGGCGAAGTGGTACGAGTTCAACATGCGCGATACGGCGGTGACCGTGTTCGGCGCGTCAGCAGATTCGTTCGCTAGCCCCATTGATTTGTTCTGCGCTTCGCTAATCATTGATTACTTTCACTATAGCATTCGCGATTTTCCTGGCCTGTGGATTACGAGAAGCCGGCATTGTCAAACCCGTTCGGGTTATTGATGAAGGGCTGGGCGTTAACTCCGGCTGGCACGAGCTGTTTGGCTTTGAGAGTCACGACGAAGACGGTGTAGGTTACGCTTCCGTTCGCGATCGGGCCGGGCGCTTCGAGGACGCCCGGCATCATCTCCATCGCCGTTCCCCGAAGCGTAACGTCGAGGTCGAATTCGTTGAGGACACCGTCCACGAGCCCTTCGAGCGACGTCACACTCTGCGGGGTCAGCCGTTCGGATTGCGTGACGACCACAATGCTCCACGTGTACGTGCGGAGGTTGGTCGCGGTGTCTTCGTAGTCGGAAGTGGAAATTGTTGGGGGCAAAACGACAGCTGACGGGAATGACGGAAAGTTCATATCAAGGACGGAGAGTTTCGAATAGTCGATCGAAGAAAACGAGGAGAGAATCCCGTTGTTCACGAGGTCTTGAAGATCCGTGAGGATCGCGAGCTTCATATTTTGTGCGTAGGTGTTCATGCTATGCGTTGCCGTTCGCGGCGATCCCGGTTGTTATCGTTGCGAGAGCTTGGGTAAAAAGCTCGGTGATTTCTGGCTGTGCGGCGGCGACGATTTTTTCCATGAAGGGATTTCCCTTCGTGCCGGGGTGGTGGACGAGCGGGCCGAAAATTTGGCCGGTCTTTTGGTTCGCGAGCACCCGCGCATTCACCGCCTGGATGACGTGCGGAGCCGTGGGAAACTCAACGAACGGCGCATAGCTCGCCTTGGGATACCACCGTGCCTGCAGATTGCCGATCTCAAAGCCCCAATTCTGCACGAGATAGCCGGTTTTAATAGGAACAGTGGTCGCGTTCGTGAACTTGGCGAGAACCGCCTGGGCGGCCACGACGGCGTTCTGCACGATCGGCGTCGCAACGGCTGCGTAATTCGCAAGTGCTTCTTGAAGCGCGGCAAGGTTGGGGATGAAAACGGAGAATTGCATTGAAGTCTTTAGAAAATGTTGCCGACGCGTTTGTAATTGTTGATGACGTTCCGGTCGTTCGCGTCAAGCTGGTCGCGCCATGAAGTCGTCGCGCCTTGGATCGCTTCGCTTGCCCTGCCGTCGAGCTGCCGCCGTTTGAAAAAGCGCACTATGATGTTTTCGCATGTGCTCGTAAGGTCAGCCGGTAATTGATGCGTCGAACCGTCGCCTGCGTTCGGCCAGTCCACGGGAAACCCCGCGACATACGTAGCACGGAGCATGTTGGAATAGATCCGGGGCATGACTCCGTAGACTTTGACAATGCCCGAGTACCCTTGTTGTTCCAGTTCGAATTGGTCGGTGATGAAACTCGTCCAATTCGGATTGCTCGGCGTGCCCGCGCGCCATTGGAAGGAAATAAGGCCGCTGATCTCGAATGATGCGTTGGTCTGCGTGACCGAAGCGGGATTGCTCATCGTGACGGAGGTTCCCGAAACTGAAAGGACGGTCGTTCCCTGCGGAAACAACCCCTGAATGTTGTAAAGCGGCATTCCTGCCACGATGCCGGTCGTCGGGGAAACGCTCGCTACTACGGCCGAACCCTGCGTCAGATTCCCCGTAACGATCAGGTAGGTGACGGGGGCGTTGCGAAGCACGAGTTTGTCCTGCCGCGTGCCTCGCACCGAATACAGTTCGTTCGTATACGTTTTCTGGACGAAATGGCCGTCGTTCGGATACCGCTCCATTCCCGACTTGCCGCATTCGCGCTCGATGAAATCGGTGACGCCGTTGATGAGGCGCGTGAGGATCACGTCAAATTGCGGCGGTTGATTCACGACCGTAATGGCGACCGAGTTTGCCGTCGCGGTGGCTTGGGCGGAGATCGTGAGCGCATTGGTGCCGGTATTGACAGCGGTGACGATCGCGCCGCTCGGAATGCCTGCGCCGGAGATTGCCTGCCCTGCCTGGATGTTCGTAAGGGAAGAGACACCTGCAATGTTCGTCGAGTTCTGCGTCGTGTTACCGGTGACGCTGATGAGATTTTGGGGATCGAAAAGACGGTCCTTGATTCTTTGGAGCGTAGTGAGAGCGTATGAGGAAACTTGTTCTGTGGAATTAAGCACGAGTTCGAGGTTTCCCTCGCGGCATGGCCCCGATGAAGAGGCCATGAGAGCGAAGAAGCGAATACCGTAGATTTACGGACGTAGAACTACGTATTCGAGGCCGTGCTGTCGGTCGGCAACTGGGTTGCCGGACCGCCCATGATGATCTCGGCAAAGCCGATGCTCGCCGGGGAGCTGCCTCCCGTGAAGGAGGGCGTGATGACCGCACGGAGGTACTGGTGCCGGTTAAGGTTCAGTCCCTCGATGCGAGCAAGGCCCTCAGCGCCCGCAGAGGTTACTGTCAGCGTGAAGCCGATGACCGTGCCCGTGTTGTCAAGGGCGTTCGTCCAGCCGCTCGTGCCCGTCGTGCTCTCTTGGAGCGTGACGACAAGCGTAGCAGCGGACGGAGAGCCGGTAGCGGCGTCGCCGTATGCGTGGATCGCCGCGTCGGTGTAACCGACCGTATTGATCGAAGATCCGTCAACCGCCGTAGATCCCGTAAAGGACTGCGGGGTAAGCGAGACGCCGCCGTTGATGGCAACGTTGTCGTAAATTGAATCGCGCATTGAATGTTGGTTGGCCCCTGCCTTCCCTCGACTTTAGTGGGAAGGGACGAAATGCCTCGATATTCGTAACGAGTGGCGAGGTATTCCGACGGGCGATTTGTTTGGTTTGCCACCGTGCCGGCTCCATTGAGGAGTAGACGGAGCCGGAACCGGTTGCGAAAAGAACTACGAAGCGGAAGTGCTCAAGAGCACGAACGCCTTGGGAAGCACGACCACGAATGCGTGGCGGTGCTTGTACACGATGCCGGTCTGGTCCGAGAGGGCAATTTCCTTGCCGCCAAATGAGCCGGACTGGAAGTTGCCTACCCGCATGTCACCCTTGTCGCCGAACGCGCACGCCTTCATGTTGCCGAAGACGCCGAATACGGTGCTTGCGGAGACGGAGGTCGAGTAAATAGGGAGCCAGCGGTTCGTATAGACGGGGTAGCCCATCAATTCGCCCGCAGGCTTCACCGGACCACCACCCGGATTGTCAGAGAGCTCGGAGCGAGCGCCCGACAAAAAGAGGAACGGAATGCCGGAGGTCGAGGCGAGTTGGGTGCGGAAAGCAGCCCAGCTCGTGCGGTGGAAGTACCACGCAGCGCCGTCGAGGATGGATTCCTCAAGCTGCGCGACGACGTTTCCGGAGTCGGTGATGACGTTGAAGTCGCTGATGTGCGTCTTGCCGGACGTGCTCGAATTCGCGTTGTAATACGTATTCGTGCCCGGAACGGACAAGATGCCCTGGAACGGTCCCGCAACGGTCGTGCTGTTCGAGACGTTTCCCGTCCCGCCAGCAAAGCCCTGCTGGTCAATCATGTTGGCCAGCGCTTCACCCGCCATGGCCAAAAGCCAGTCGGCGAGCGAAACGTTCGTGTCCGCCATGAGGTCGTTGCCGACCGTAAAGGCGAGCTGCCACTTCTTGGCGACGAGGACGGCCTGCCCGAAGGTCAAGCCCGTCACCACACCCGGAAGGTCCAGGCCGACGTAGGAGCCGGTCAAGAAGGAGCCGGTGTAATTGGGGATGCCCAATTCATCGGTCCGCATGGGCCACCGCTGGCACTGCTTCATGATCGTGCCGACAGACGCGGCGATGCGAAGGATCGCTGCCGCGACTTCCGGTTCGACCAAATAGCCGCCACGGTTGTCCTGCTCTTCGATGAGGGCTTCGTTCGCCTTTGTGACGATGGCTGCCCCGGCTTTGTCGCCGCGGACGGCCGCCTTCACTTGTTTGGCGAACGCGAGCTTTTTCTCGTCGGAGAGGCCCGTGGTGTCAAAGCCACGGACGTACCGCTCTGCCAACATCGTGTCGACGATCTGGCGCGCGGTCTTTGCCGAAGCCTCGCCGACTTTCGGGAGAATTTCCTTCTCCATAAAGTCGTTGAGGGTCTTGACGTTGGAATCGCTCACCTTCTCGACGATCGTGTCGATAAGTTTTGTGTCCACTGAATTGTTAGTTGGAATGGTCTATCTGTGGTCCGGAAACTTCTCGCGGAAAACTGGTTTGAGTTTGGCGAGGCCTTCGGACGACGCAGATGCGACCGTCTTCAGGATGTCACGGACGAGCATGTACGATTCGAATTCGGAAATTGAATCAACCTTGCTGGGAGCCGCTCCTGCAGACCTCGGCCTTTGGTTCGGGGCAGCGCCCTTCTCGGGCTTCTGTTCCTCCCCCTCGTCGCCCATAAGTTCTTTAAGGGCCGCGATTACGTTGTTGGAATGTTTGTCGTGGAGCTGTGACGCCTCGGTCTTGAACTCTTCAATGGCTTTGATGACGCCTTCGAGCTTCGCGCGGTTTTTGGCGGAGATCTGTCTGCCTACTTTCGTCACGAGATCGGTGAGCGCGGCTTTCGTTTCATCGTCCTCGCCTTCGCCCATTTCCGCCTTGCACATGTCCACGTGAGCCTTTTCGTGGCGGTTCAATTCATCGGCCGCTTTCTTGCCGAATTCCTCGATGGATTTGAACTCCTCGATGGCCTTGCCGAAACATTTGACATGCTCCGCGTGCTCAGCCTTCATGGCTGATTTAAATTCGTCAATCGCTTTTCGCTGGTCTTGCAACTCGTAATTCTCGTCAATCGCCTTCATGCATTTGTCGAGGTGGTCGTCGTTTTCCAAATCGAGGGCAGATTTGAATTCATCAATGCCCTTAAATTCCTCGATCGCTTTTTTGACGACCTTGCCGTGCCTGTCGTGCTCGGCTTTTATGCTTTTCACGAGGTTGTTCTGGTCGTCGTCGGCCGATTTATCTTTCTCGGGCACGCACCGCAATTCACCCGGATTGTTGGGATCACTGGCAAGCACACCGGGCGTGCCGTCGTCGAGCTGGCAGGTGTCACCGGGCTTTTCGGCTTTGACGGTAAATTGCAAACCTTTCATGACGAGCTGGGGCATATTCAAATTGAGCTTTTTCATTTCACGCATAGAAAGGGCGTAGGGATTCGCGGGGACGGGGACAAACGAGAATTCGAGAAGTTCAAGTTCGCCGTCTTCGTGCTGGATGTAACCTACGGAAGTGGCTTTGATGTAACCGGCGGCGTAGAGCTTCGCCACTTGGTCGGCGAAGGGGTTCAATTCTGCTGATGCGAATTTCCCCTCTGCGACGAGCTTGCCGTCCTGCACGGAAATCGACGTGCACACGCCGATCGGCAAGTTGTAATAGTCGTGCGCCCAGAGAACGACGGGATTCGCCTCGTAATTGGCGAGTTTCCATTTCGATTGGTCGAGAGCGTCGCCCTGGCGGTCCTCGTCCGACGTAGAGATGACGACGCTAAACGTGCCCGCAGCTGCGGCGCTCGTTTTTTTCAGAAATTCGTCGGTCTTCTGCTTTTCAAGGGAGGCTTTGAATTCGGCAAGGAGGTCGGCGGAGAATTTTTTTACGGTGTCATTCATTTCTCCAGTTGTTGAGAACCGTTACACCCCGGTATGGAAGCAGGTTGTCTTGAGGGTGCTTGATATGCCGGTTGCGCTGCTCGTGGGCGTGAGCGCGATGGCCGCCGCCCCGCCGTTCCAAAATGTTACGGTCGCCGTTACGTTGCTGCCGCTTACTGCGGTGACGAACGAATCCGCGCCGAACGCGCCGGTCGTCGTCGCGCCGTTGTACGAAACTTCGCATGCGTCACCTACCGAGAGGCCCGAAGCGCTGAAGGCTACGGACGTGGTCGCCGTCGAGGTCGAGGAGACCAACGGACCGAGGTTCACGTTCGTGGAGGTCGGGTAGTTCACATCCGTCGTTACCAATGTCACGATCTGGTTTGCCGGCGCGGTACCGCCGAAACCGAAGGAGAGACTGCCAACGGGGGTCAGGCCGCCGTTTGAGACGTTCGCCTGGAGCAGGTTGTTCGGCGTAATGCCGCCGGGGAAATCGCCCGCGAGCTGCGGCGCGAAGACCTTTGCCCCGACGAATCCACCGACGATGCTGCACACGACCACGACCGCTGCAACGACCAACAGATCTTTCTTGTTCATGAATATTTTGGACTTTTTGTTTATTGATTTTAGTGTAGCAAAGCGTTTTCTAGACAGGTGTGCATAACTCTTGGCACCATTAGTTCGAGGGAGATTCCATGCAGAATCACAGTAGCGGAGTAGATGCAGAGGGGGTATTGAAATGGCTGAGATGGGCAGATACCGATTACCGGGGAGCTCGGTTATGTCTCTTAGCTGGTCTTGTTGTACAGGGCGCGGCGCTCTCCAATACCGCAATCGAGAAGTATGTGAAATCACTTTTTGTCCATCAGGGTTTGCGAATACCGAGATCCCATAAGGTCTCAGAGCTATTCACGCTACTGAAGCAACAAAGAAAAACGGATATTGCCCTGAATGAGAGCTATCTAAGACTCTTGGAGAAGGCGTATGCCCTGCGGTACCCGGATGACCTCACAGAGGGATTCAACATTGCCCTTAACCAGAAAAGGCTGCTGGCGGAGCTTGACCGGACGGTGTTCCGGCTCACATCGCGGTTCAACATAATGCAAATACAAACGAAGCAGAGAATCCCGCTTGTGGTCGAGCGGGCGATCAACGACGGGGATGCGGGCATCTTGGCCGATAACATTGCATTGAATGCAGCCGCCGCTGATACATTCTTCTCATCGGAAAGTCGGTCATACGATCTTCGTATGCATTCCGGTAATATCTATGAAACTGAATACACAACCGTTTCGGTGAAGGACGAGCAGGATCATGAGACTGAGGGATTCCGCGTCATAGACCTCAATGGTCCGCAACTCCAAGTCGCATATCTTCCCATGTTGCCTTCGCCGAACAGCGCCTCAGTCAATGGCCTTGGCCAGCTTCAGGTTGAGGAAAATCGTAACCCCTGACAATGGCTGATGTGTCGAGCTCTTAGATCGAAACGTCTTCCGGCCTCGCGAAGCACATACAATTCGGATGAAGCGGCGGCGTGCCCACATCGCCGTAATTCGCCGTCATGGACTTATCCCCGGCCGTGAGGGTATCGCCTTCGTTCAAGAAGTTCGCGTCGATGGAGATGATCTTGCCGTCCATCTCTTTGCAGAAATCGCAGGGGTTCGTCGCGGTGTACCAGCGGATAGTCTTCACGACGCCGGTCTGCTTCCACGTCTCTTTAAGGGCCATATTCGAGGTACGGAAGGCTTCGGTCTTTGAAACCCGTTCGGCGCGGTAGGTGTCGGACCATTCGTAGACATCTTTGACGGTCTCCGTGATTTGGGCGAGGGATTGGCCCTGGCTCAGTCCGGCGTTGATCTTTTCTTCGAGCGTGGCGAGCGTCGTCTCGTTGTAGCTCTCTGCCATCATCGAAATGGATTTGTGCAACGCTTCCTGCGCCGCGATGTCAGACAGCGGCGTGAGGCCGGGTTTGCCGAGTTCCGCAGCTGCCACAGCCGCCTCGTCTTGATAGAGTTTCGTAAGGGCGGGTGTCACCGCGTCCACCGTGATCGAGATCCATTTGTCCACGTCGAACAGTTTTTTCGGATCAACAGCTTTCTCAATCGCGGATGGAAGATGTTCGAGCACTTCCTTTTTCTGCGCGGCGTTCACCTCGCGAATGTTTGCTTCGATTTGTTTTTCCGTGCTTTCGACGTGTGCTTTGAACTTGACCCACGCCACTTCGTCGTTCGCTTTTGTGGAACCAAACTTTTTCGTGGGATTGTTGGCGAGGTCGGACAGGGCTTTCCTAATGATCGTGTTTAGGTCAGTCTTCATCCTGTTGCGTTGCTCGGCGCGCTTCTGTAATTTCGTGCGGGTGGGCCGGTAGGCAAGTTTTAGTTTCGTGACGCTCTTTTTTTCGTCCTCATCATCTTCGTTGTCTTCTTCATCTTTCGCGGGCTTGGGTTTTGTCTCGGGGTCTTTGGTCGGTTCGTTCACCGGTGCCATCGTGCCGGGCTTCATCAGCACATCGCCGCCATCCACCGGACCCAATCCAATGAATTGATCGCGCGCTTCGTTGACGGTGAGGATGGGCTGGCTGCCAACGGATGCTTGCATCTCCGTCGTACGCGCCGCGCGGTCTTCGGGAACCGGATCAATGAAGCTAATGTAGAGGTCGTCGCCGTAGCGCGGGATAAGACGCTCGTTGAACACTGCACAAATCAACATCATGTGTGGCTTGATGACGCGCTTGCTGAAAACATAGTCCGCCGTTTCTGCCGTGGCGCGATTCGTGTCTGATTCCGCAGTGCCGAGGATCGTGCGGGACGTGCCGAACATCATAAGGATGCGTTCCTTCGCTTCCTTTGAAAGATTGCTGAAATCCATGTCCTTCGGGTTCGACCCGACGCCCTGCCATTCAACATCTTTTGGGAGCACGCCTATCCGGTTCGCGTTCTCCACGCCCTGATGTATGCTCGCAAATCCGACTTGGAGGGTTTCTAGCTGAGTTTCGGAGACGAAGGGGGTTTTGAGGAACCCGGCCGGCCGCGCGCCGTTCCTGAAGAATTTGCGGTTGAACTCCCACGCGTCGTTGTCGTTGTCAATGTATTCCGCAGCCGCCGCGACGGGGCTCATCCCTTCGAAGAAATTGCCGGGGTTCGGCAGGCGGAAATGGATGATCTCGTAGGGATTGAAATTAATCTCTTTCCCGTTGTCGAGCTTCATCTTGTAGCCCACAAGCTGGAACGGCCACGCCCTTCGGTCCACGATGACACTAATCTTGTCAGGCGGCACGAGATGGATGGCCTTGGGTTTGTCGAGGTCGTTCTTTACGCCTTCAAGGAAGACATACGCGCTGCCGGTGAGATCCAAGCATGAGGAGAGGAGATATTTGAACTCCAAACTCGTCATGTTGTCGTTCACCGCGTCGAGGAGATCCAACACGGCGTGTTCTTTCTGCTCCTCGTGCTCCTCGCCCGTCACCTGGAACAAGCGCCAGTCAATGACCATGACTTCGCGCGCTTTCGCGTTCACCGCCGCGTAGACGAACCCTTTATTGTTCGCGAGGGCTTTCTCAGCGTTGAGAGGGACGCCGCCACCTGGCCGTTCGATCATGAACTGGTTGCCGCCCGTGATGTCGCCGAAGCTGGCTTTGCCCGACTTCGTTTTCACCACCTTCGCAAGACCGTAACGGGTGAACTCGATCTTCTGGTCCTGTTCGATGACCTCGGGTTCAATACGGGCAGAGAAGGGACTGAATTTGGCGAGCGAACGGAGCGTGCGGATCGGCCAGCTCGGTTTATTTTCTGCGTTGAGGGAAGGTGAAGCCATTTATGCGGCGTGGAAAAGGACAGGGATTATCTTTCCCTCCTCGATGCTAAAAGATTTGGTGCGGCAGTAGGGACAGGCAACTTCCGGAGAGATAGTGAGCGGTTCGAGAGAAACGATCGTGTGTTTGTCCGTCGTGGCGAGTGGCTGGAAGCAACTCGGGCAAATGATAATAACCGTGTCGCGCGGGGGCCAGAGCGGAAGCTCGGTGATTTTCTCGGTGTACTTTACGCCCGTGAATCTTCGGATGATGCGCGTAAAAAATCCTTTCGGGTGTTCTAGGGGTATGCGTTCGGTCTGCCTGATAGGTTCGCGCTGTTTGATGAACGCGAAGTCGCCGGGCTTTTCAAGATCGGCTGAAGTAGGAACGCGGTGGACTTCGATGGCTTGCATGGAAGGGATTGCTTTAATTCTACTGCGACTTCGGGAAATAGCGATGTGCATATCTATCGGTTGCGTTAGAGTGATAAATCACTGTATCCTTCCGGCCTTCCCCCGGTATTTCGAGCTTAAGGAGCGACAATGCGACGGCCATGCGTTTTCGTAGTTTATTGGGCCATCACCGTTGTTGTGGCGGTCTTTCAACTAGGTTGCAGTTCGACGAATTCCAAAGATCTATCGCGGGGAACTGCGCTATCCATTCTGATGAAATACGACAAATTAGGTGCGGAGCAGAATGTTCGCGTAACCCAAGAAGCTTTTCAAATGGCAAAACGTGACGGCGTATTAAATCAGTATTTGCAACTAACGCCTGCAGGACAAGTTTATTTTACCCAATATTGGTGGCTCGCCGGGCAGGCAACGTTGAAAGGAGCCCCGCTTAAACGCAAAGCATCCGAGGTAACCGGCATAACAGATGCGCCGCCGAACGTCGGGGGAAAAATCGTAGACTTCACATGGCGGCTTTCTGATGCACCAGATTACGTAAACAAGTATACGGGAACGACCGGAAGCCCTCAGAAAGCACAGGCGTTATTTAGACTCTACGACGATGGATGGCGCGTTGATGGAATAAAGTTTTAACTACGCCTCAATCCACTGAATCTTCGGCAGCTCCAACCCCTGCTGCGCCAAGCCCGTAAGAAGCCAGACGCAAGCGTCTAGGCTGTCATCGTGCGACTCCACCCCGAGGTTGAACATTTGCCCCAACAGCAATTCACATCCCGTTCGCGGAAAAAGTACGGTCCCATTTTTGATGTACGGCGCGACGACCTGCAACCGGCTCCGTTTGTCCGTCGTCGGCTTCATCGGAACGACCGGAAGCATCGCCCGTTCCATTTCTTGAATCGCTGCCTTCTGGTAGCCGACATCCTCGACGAAAAATATGTTCGCGCCTTTCATTTCGCCGGGAATGCTCCGGACGTGCTTAAGAAAGTCGTGGAATGTGACATGCTCGTTGTAGAGATGGGGGCGGATAAAGATTTTGGGAACGTCGCCGGCGTTGTACGGTGGTTTGTCTTCGACGTAGAACACTTCCCCGGAAACGATGGATGTATAGTCGGCGTTCTCTTTCTGCGAGATAGCTAAGTCAATCCCGTGACCTTTGAGCGAAGCGACCGCGCCTTTCGGGAGTTCATCGTAGTAATGAATGTCCTCGGGCGTGATGATCTGGTCTTCGTCGGCGACGATCTTGAGGAGCATTTCCCTTTGCCAGGGAATCGCCCCCATATCCCGTTCTTTGGCCGCTAACGCCTCCTTTGTGGGATACATCGCAGGCCACGTGCAACGGCCGCCCTTGTCGATAAGGGGGTATTCGAGGACTTTGAATTGCGTGCCGGGCGCTTTGAGACGGGAAAGCAACGCATCCATGTGCAGAAGGTTGCCGATGACAACGAGCTTTCCTTTGCGGGCGTCGAGGCCGGGGATGATCTCCGAATGGAGCCAGCGGTCGGTTTTATCCCTGTTCTCTTTCGTCCTGACCCATTCGCCGTCTTCCGGGTCGTCAATGACGACGAGTTTCGGGCGGTGCTGGAGATGTCTAAGACCACGAACCTTCTGCCCGCGCGATCGCGCAAGGATACGGACGCCGTTCGACAGAACGATGTTTTGCTTTTGCCACTCTTCGCCTTCGCCTTGTAGAGAAAAGTCTTCAATGACCCTGCCCTTTATCTCGCCGTAGTCCTGCTTGATGAGGTTGTTCGTTTCGAGCTCATGCTTTATTGCAGAGATGTTGAGCGTCGCCTGCCTGCTTGAATCGGCTACGAGAATGATGAAGGGATATTTGTCGGGATATTCGAGCGCGGCCCACAACGGAAGCGCGAGCGATCCGAGGGTTGACTTGCCCGAGCCTCTGAACCCGATGATGAGCAGGCGGCGAAGCGCATCGCTTTCGAGGGAATGGATGAGTTCTGCGTGGAATGTGGCGGGTGGATCGGTGAAATATCCTGTGAGATAGACGAGCGAAAAACCGAGGAGGGTCTTGGCGCTCTCTTTGCGGGCCTCGTGCGTATCGAAAAATGTTTCAGGCGGCGGGGCTCGGTGGTTCATCCTCCTTCGGGGCGGGTAACAAACCCCATTGCTCGAACACTTCCCGGATCGCCTTTTTCTTCTCTTCCGGGAGCGGCGCGTTACGGACGGTCAAATCAATCGAACCGAGCCTCTTTTCGAATATGCCGGCGTCAAAGAGCTTTTGAAACACGTCGTTATGCGCTTCGCGGACTTCTCGAAGAGCCATGACCCTTGCCTGTGGGTTGATGTATTTCGTATTCGCTATCTCCCACGCGACGCGCACGATCTCGGTCATGGTGTCTTCGAAGGATGAAAGCGCTTGATTGAGCAGGCGGCGATCCATACGATGCGCGCGTTCGGCGAGGACTTCATCGTAGAGTTTGCCGAGATAGGCGAGGTCAAGATGCAAACCCGTGGCATCGAGGCGCTCCTGTAATTCGCGCCTGCTGATCCCGTGGTCGATCGCAATGAGACGCCGAATTTGGGACTTATAGAATTGCTTGTGTTCCTGGGTATGGCGCGGCATTTGAAAACGTAGGGTTTGGATGGGTTTGAAACGGTGACGTAATTGGATTATAACGTGTCTGGCAAAAAAGGGAGAGTGCATGGAACCGACCCTAAAACGCATCGACGTGATGACAGACGAAGAACTAAAAATAGCGACCGACAATTGTTTTGAATATGCAACCGAGCTTACTCCCGTTAGACGCCTCTCGATCCTGCTTGAAGCGGGGTTCTACACCAATGAGCTGCACAGGCGGGTAGAAGAACAAGCACAGGAAAAACGCGACGGCATTGAGACTGACAGATGGCGTATAGACCTGAAGAATGAAAAAATCATCATCTGGATGATTGCCATAGAAATCGGTCTCTCATTGCTCGCTATCGTCCTCACGATATCCAGCGATAGGCATCAATCGCAAGACGTAGAGCGACAATTGACAGAGTCCCGTGCGATGGTAACCAACCTCCGGAACCTAGAAAACAGTTCAGGTGCGACCGCCGATCGGTTGGTCGAAGCGAAAAATGCTCTTAAAACGTTGAATGATAAGCTTCAGGCCGAAATCGACTTGTACTACGAGCCGTCCGTCACGCTCGAAGCCTTCCAGCAATATGGGTTCAATCACATCAGGATACTGAACAACGGAAGAACGCGCATTGTGGTTTTCGGGGTGAAGGAAAGCAGAAACCCTCGAAGGGATAGGCCATGTAAGTTTGAGGAACCGCTGGCCGTTCCAAGTGCAGGTTCGAATGTTCTTACGAATATAGGGACGGTCCAATCCGTCATAATCGGCGGCGGAATAGGTAAAGCAAGCATCTATTTCGAAACCGCGAACGGAGAGAAATACGAGCACCAATTCGTCGTGGAACGGGTGCCAATCGTTGCCGGCAAGGCCGTCTTTATAGCGCACCAAAACACGATACCGATTGCGTGGACCCCGGAACTAAAAGGGGCGTTAGCCGGAAAGTGTACGGAGTAAATCGCTGATCTTCTTCAAATCCCCCGCCTCGCAGATCACTTCGATCTTCACCTTGAGGTGGTGGAGCTTCTGTAATTCTTCGGGCGCAAATTTCTCTGGTTTAGTAGTATCGTACTCACCGAGGTATCGGCAGTGGGCGCGGCGGAAAGAGCACCGAGAGCACAGAAAGAGGCAAACGCCGAAATAACGGTAATGCAAGGAGCGTGGTACAAGAGACTGCTCGCGGTCGGTGCGGGAGTGATAGGTGCGCTCGGTGCATTTGAAACACTCTCGAATCTCCCGGAAACGATAGGGAAGGACAAAACATTTTTTAGCAAATTGTACGACCTGCTCTTTGTCTTGTGTTTCAAAATCCTTATTTTATCAATAATATTTTTTGTGATTTTCTGGGGACTCCTCATTTTTGGTGTCCTTATTGGAGCCAGTGTTGAGCTATTGACTTGGAGACGTGTGCGGATTTTTACTGAACAGCGAAGCTGGCTATTCGACGTTTTGATTTGGGTAACGATCATCTCAACGGCCGGCTTTGCATTGGATATTGGTCCATTCCAATGGATCACCGACCATATATACCCCCTTGAAGTACTTATTAGAGGCTCATAGCGTCCTTAAGAGCTCTGCCACTTTCTTCAGATCGGCAAAATCACCAATGATCTCAATACGCGCTTTCATCTTCGTGAGTCTTGAACTGTCAGGCGTTTCCCCTGATTCATGTAGAGCTTTCTCAAGCTCCTTCTGACTAAAGGCCGGGCCAAATTTTATGGTGTAGCGTTCGATCATGCGGTTACTGGTTCGTTTTCGACGAGGTGATGCAGCTTCCAGAGAACTTGCTCGGAGAGATGTCTTGAGGCTGTCGGGCCGCCGCGGCTCCATACAATCGTCCATCCACCGCCGCCCTTCTTGCCAGCGATGACGCCTCGGCGTCCGGTGCGGTTATCCTCCCAGACTTGTCCTTTCCGGATCGCGACTTTTTTCATTTTTTGATTTCTAAATCCGGATACGCAATCTCCGCCCAGAATCCCCAGCCTTTATCGGTAGCTGATGTTGAGGTGCTCGGGTTGAGCGTCCACGTCCAGAGAAAAACGCGGCCGTTTGAGTACAGTACTCCGGAGAGGCGGCCATCTTTGTCCGTCATGACTTGGATTATTTTAGGGGCGGGCGATTTTTTATCAGGCATTGTCGTGGATGCTTTGAACAACGATGTCGAATATTTCGCCGTCTTTTCCTTCTTGAAAAAATCCTCGCACGGAGAGATTTAAATGCGGCGCGCTCGTCGAGGACCAATCGAGTTCGCCCGAAACAATTTCAACATCTGCTGGAAAACCTTTTAGGACTCGAAAATTGAGCCGGTTTCCCTCCGTAAACATTTCCGCCAAGAGACTTGTTGAGAGCTTCACAATTCTCGTTGTTCGTTCCATTGCTAGAGATTTCGAATTTTGTTTGCTACGATGCGGGCGTTCTCGGCGTTCGCGCGGAATACTTTTGCGGTCTGCTCGCCGCCTTCGGCTTTGTCTTCCTCCTCTTTCGCGGCGGCGCGGCGTGATGTAGATTCAGTTTTCGCGGCGGCGCGTTTCTCGGCCGACATTTTCTCGGCGTCGCGGCGCTCTTTGTCGGATTCGTATTGCTCTTGGCCGGTCATTTCGGAACGCTTGACGTGCTTTGCCGGTTTCTGGCAGGTCGGACAAAACGGGGGCGACAGCTCAATGCCGGAAAATGCTTTCGAATAAAGGGGCTCGGGAGATTCATGCCCGTTCTCGCAGAGCCAAAATCCCGCTTCTTCCTTCGCGGAGTATTCTTTGATCCGCGCATCGAGCTCGTCGGCTTCTTTATTCAACTTACTCTCGACTTCATCCGCTTCGGCGCAGAGCTTCGCGACCGTCTGTCTTCTTTCTGCCGCGAGATTTTCCGCGAGCCGGGCGTTAATTTCCGTACGGGCGGCCTCGTGTTCTAACTGAAAAACGTAACTGTGCTTTGCCCAGAGGCGGGCGAAAAATTTAGTCATTGTTTGGGCGATTATTTTCGACTCGGGGTTTCCTTAATATTACCTCGCCGCCATAACCCGTCAACTGTGGATAAGGCAGAGGCGAACAAATAGCGAATATGCTACAATGCCGCGTCATGCCGTCCGACGAGCAAATGACACCCGAGCAGTTACGGGATTTCAAACAGAGGGTTGCCATGCTGAGCGCCTATACCCTTGAAGCGCATTACCGGGAGCATTTGGAGCGATGTAGACTGCGGCCGGGCTTCATACCCTCGCCCCGGATGATTCAGGAATTTGTCAGCATGTGGAAACAGCTGTGGATGTGGAAGAAGAAGTAGGCCGCTCAGCGCACCCGCAATGCCGCCCATTCTGTTTCCTGGCTCTGAAGATCGGGCTCGGCTTGATATAAAAAACGCACCCGTTCGGCGCGAAATGGACGTACCAGAGATGTCCGCAGGCGGGGCAGATGCCTTGTTCTTCGGCGGCGGAATCGTTGGGCTTCTGTTTGTTCGGGCGGGTCATCAGGGATGTAATTCGGCGTAGAGCTGAAGATAGGGGAGCCATCCTAGTCTCGCCGCGTGGGTAAGAGCTTCAAGCTCGATGACCTGCCATTGCTTTATTTCGCGGGCGCGTCGCTCCATGAGATCCGCCGTGCCCGTCCCCCAGAGTTCATCCAGTTTCTTTGCCATCTCATAACTTCGGCCACCCTCAAACCTATTGCAATTTTTACTTTGAAGGCCGAGGTTCCTTAGATCGAAGCGGGTGCTCATGCATTCTCGCCGGCGAAAATGCCCGCAGTCAGCCCCTTTCCACGGCCCAGTCCAAGTGCAGGTAAAACATCCCATCGGTTCGTAGTGTTCTCGAACAAGGTTGGAAACGGCGCGGTCTAATTTATCAACCGCTTTTGCGAAGGGAGTGATTGCTTTCCGCCGCAGGCCAAAGATTCGTGGCATTTCCTTTGTGTTGGTGGGGGACTTACCTTAATCGTACAATGCCCGGCCATACGGTCAAATGGAGGTCAAGCCATCATGAGCACCCGTGTCGCGGTTTGGAAAAAGGGTCTGCCGAAGCGTTTCACGCTTAGAGGCTTCATTCGTCGCCATAACAGCGTCCTCACAATCACCGGCGCAATCATCGTGTTTCTAACGTTCACGGTGAAAGAGGAACTACGCGACAAGGCGCGGGAATGGAGTGAATCGTCCAGGCAAGGACTAGCAACTTATTTCTTGGAACAGCAGCTCGCACCCTTAACTGCCGAGCTTAACGGGATTCGTTTGCAGACCGGTATTAGCGCGAGGCGATCGCTGGGAGTGAAGTCGGCGGACATCGCTCAATCCAGCTATACGGACCGGATCAATATTGATGCTGGACTATTGGAAGGCTTGGTCATGCGGGGCGCGGCCATGCTTTTCAGTATGAAGGAGCTGCCTGACAAGGAACGGCGACCGGACGCGATCGCGGCGGGGAATCTTGTGGATACTGCGGACGACGAAATAAAGAAACTTACAAATATTCATGGTAGTCCGGGAGAAGACCCTGCTGAACTGAAAGCGATAGAAGCAAAAACAAACGAGCTAGAAAAAGACGCGGAAGAGTTAGGCCATAAGGTTGTTTCGGAAGTGCAAGAACAAGGAACGGTGTTTGATGAGGCCTATGAATCGTTGGATTTCCTTAGCTACGTTCTGTATGCCGTGGGATGGGGACTCGCGTTGGTCGGCAAGCTATACGGCGGTGGCGAAATTGCAGGAGCAGAATGAACGAAGCCAAGCGTTCAACATTCGCAATACGTCTTCGCTTTCCCGAACGTGTAGGTCTTTAATTCCGCACCGCACGTTTCGCATCGCGGCGGTAGTATCAGCCACGAGAGGACGCCGAGGATGATGAGGTAGATCATCTCTAGAAAAGTGCTTGGTTTGTTTTTACTTCTGGCTTCGGGGGGAACGCGGGCGGGAGGACGGGCACGACCACTGGCCGCATTTGATACCAATACAACGAAGGTCTTTCGGGATCGTGGCGGCCGTCAATCTTCACACCGAACTGTTTTTGAACGTCCCAGACGCGCGCACCGATCCTGGCAACGCCTAAATGCTCGGAGCCGTACACGACGCGCATGATCTCGTCCGTACGGTGTGGCCGACAATCCTTCAAGAGTTCGTAGAGACGTTGTGTTTGGGTGGGTCCCATGAGTTTGATAATGAGATTTTGCTAAGTCCTGTGATTTCAACGGGTTGAGAAAAAAGATAATTCGGGGTCCCTAGTAGAGGTGAAACACGTATGTTTCTACTAGGAGTAATCGTTCATTGGTTGTTGGTGGCGTTCCATATTTGCGAGGTCGGGGAGTTCTTTTATAACCTTTACCGTCTCATCGAATACTTGAAACGCCGTAAGAAATAGGGATGGGGGCGGTGCGAGCCGCCCTTTGCTTTTCAGTTCAGAAGTTCGTAGAGGAAATTGATCGTATCTTCCGATTGCTTTTCGAGGTCATCCGCGCGGGTATCCCACTGGCTCAAAACGTTCATTATTCTGGCTTCCCAAACGTTGAGGCGATCGCCAGAAAGGTATCCGTAAAGCAATAATCTCTTTGTTTCATTCGGGACTGCTCGTAACACATCGGCAAGACGACACGGCGCATGATCCATATAACCGCTTCCTTCGGGTCGCCCACTATCCCAATCCCAACCCTCCGCGCGATGAGGGTTCGCGGCGATGCACTTTTCGCGGATGAATTGTAGTTTTTCGTTCATGGGAAAAAATGATGGTAGGTATTGATGAGGTCTGCGATTTCGATGATGACTAATTTGAGGATTAATGCTCCCCCGACTACGTAGACGAGGACACGTATTTCGAATTTTGGATCACGACTGGACGGCTGGTTCACGATCCCCCCTGCTAGTTCCACCGGTCCCCCCGGACCGATAGTGAGATGGGCAATTCGAAGGCCAAATGTCATTTTTGCCTGCGGCGTAAAGTCTTTGGAAAGAGCAGGATGGAGAAGAGTGGTTTGCTTTGTCTTTTGCTAAGAGTTACCGGAAGCTGGTGGTGATACAAACGTTCACACTACGGATGCGTGCTTTCCTCTAGCTATTCGGTCGTTTCTCTCTCCTCCCGCGCGATCTTCGTGACTTCTTCATCGGGGAGTTCCTTAGAGGTTGGGGGGGGGGGGCGTTGGGCCGGCGCGTTTTTGCAGGTCTTAGCGAAGTGGCCCTCCTCACCGCAATTTTTGCAAACTATAACGCGGGGCTTTCTTGACTTTGCCGAGGCGGGTTTTGGTCCGCGCTTTTTTCCTGGCTTCGGCCCGGTCTTCTCATCGGAGAAGCGCGGCCGGGTCTTGTGACCGTCGTCATCAACGGGATTTTGGATCTCTGAGCTGGTGATGACGCGGATGCCCCTCAAAACTTCGAGCACGTCGATCTGATTGCTTGACGTGTCGAAGATCATGAGATCCTGCGTTTTTGGGTTGTAGTAGTAATTCTTCATGCGGGTCTTTGCGGCCCGGCGATTCCGGGCCGCCGCTAATTTCTTAGAAGGGGATGTCTTCGAGGGATTCTTCCGGCGCGGACTTCTCCGCGCTCTTCTTCACGATCACGGCGTAGCCGTTCTCGTCCTCGATCCGCTTATATCCCTCGGGGATGAGGAATAAGGGAAACTTCTTGCCGGGCAATTTATCAATCTCCACGGCGAGGACGTGGCCCTGCCACTCGGCCGAACTCCGGCCGAACGCGTCCACCAATGCGTTGACGGTCGCCCGATTGAGCGAAACCTTCAACGCTTCCGGATAGCCGGAAAACTGCACGCGACACACGTCCTGCATCTGCACCGTGCCGTCCTCATTCTTGAAGGTGCTCGGCTCCGGGTTCGTCTCGCTCACGATCTTCGCTTTGCTGACGCGCTTCTCGTAGAGCTCGGCCTTGTCGGCCCACTTTCCCGCGATGAACTCTTTTTTGTCGTAATCCATTTTTGTTTTTGATTAGTTTGTTTGACTGACCAACCGATGCAATATCACGCACGCCTTGAAGCCCTGCCGCGCCGCCGCCGTGTCGAAATGAAACTGCGGGGCCGGATGCTCCATGCCAAACGGAAACACCGCGTAGTACCCTATCGACCTGTCGGGTACGTATGTCTGGGTTCCGTTCGCGTCAAAAATGCCGTTCTCGGCGATCTCAAGGTCGTAGCCGGCCGTCTGAAGAAATTGCGAGAGATAGGCTTCCTTACTCGATTTGAAGTCCATGATTCCGAGGCGGTCTTGCTTGTCGAGAAAGAGCAGGTCTACGATCCCTCCCGTCCACAGTTTCTCTGAATAACAGTGTCCTTCGGACACGAGGAACTTTTTGACATTTTCGAACGCCCAATCGGAGAACAGACGGACGGCTACGTGCTCATTTTTTGAATCGGGCATCGGCACGCCGCCATAGCTCTTGATGCATTTCTTGACGTACTTCTCCAATTCCTCGTGCATGTCGGTTCCTTTTACGGCCGATTTTTTGAGGGAGGAGGCGTGCGCGCCGTAGGCTTTGTCGAGGAGCTTAAGAAACTCTTCGTCGTTTAAAGTCTTGATCTCGGCGAATTTCTGCGCGGCGATCGGAAGGCGGTCTTTAATCGGGACGGGCTTTTTATCTTTGCCGTTGATCGGCGTCCAGCCTAACTCGCTAACTGCAAGCCCCGAGGCCCACCATGTGAGCGGCTTGCTCATCACTCCGACAACGGTAGACGTTCCCATGAGCGGTTTGCCGTCGAGCGAGTGGATATGATTTACGTCGTCAAACTTGTACATCCTTTGTGGTGATTAGATTTATTCGACGGCGGCGCAATTCGTCCTGTGGTTGCGCTCATAGCCTCCGCATTCCGGGCAGTCCTTGCCGTAGTCGGGGTGTTGCGGCGCGAGAAGGTCGTACAGAAAATTGATCGTCTCCTCGCTTTGCTTTTCGAGATCGTCGGCGCGGAGATTCCAATCATCAATTAGTTCTAGAACTGGTCGCTGAGCTTCTTCGCCGTTCAAAACCCTTGTCATCGCCAGCAAAACATCTGCAAGGCGAATGGGACGACCAAAGATAATTCCACGCGCTTCGTCTTTATCGATTTGCGGATTGGCGGCGATGCACGCGTTTTTTACCGCTTTAAGTTTCTGATTCATGGCTATGAATTCGCGAGCCGAAAGGCCTCGCTTCGGTTTTGACCTTTCATCCACTCCTCGTGCATCGCGTCTATCTCTTCATCGGAGGGCATGGGATCGCGGGGGCGCTCGTCCACTTCGCCGACCGGTTTCAATTCGGCTTTGGCGGCGCGCGCTTGACGCTTCCGTTCGAGCTCCACATGGCCGCCATACAAGATGGCGTCCATGATGTTCTCTGCTGCTGATTTTTCTCTTGGAAACATAGTTTTGGTGATTGGATTTATTTACTGCGGATTCATTCGGACGCAACCTCATCAGCGGCGTCCGAATGAATGATGACGTTTGTGCTCTTAACGCCGAGCCGCGCACAAGATTAGAACGCGAGGAAGACAATTAAGGCGGAGAGAGAGAAGAGCGCGATGCCGATGAGGACTACTCCGAGGATGGTCGGTTCGGTGCCCAGGCGGCCATCATGTTCGATCACGTCATTGTAGAGGAGGTGGGTTCTAAGCATTGGGGTGGGAATAATCTTGCAGGCGCAGGTTTCTCATTTCCTCCATGAACTTCGCAACCTTTTGTATATCGCCGAGCCGCTGTTCGGAATCCTCACTCACATACCCATCGCTATTCAAGAATTTAACGAAGACTTCACCCTTCTCGTTAAACGAGATATTTGCGAACCCGTCGGACGTGTTGAGAGAAAAGACCGCATCATATTCCTTCATGATTTCGGGAAGGCGCTTGGGTTCCTTTTCTTTGGATTTCTGGAGCATGAAATTATTGTTTGGGGTTTCGACCTTTGGTGGGGTGATTCGCTGGTGGGGATTCTCGATAGATCGGCCGTGGTGATAGCAGAGGTTCCCGTTTAAGCGCAGGTCATTACATCCCGCGCGCCGCTTGTATATCGTTCATCTCCCCCATCAGCGAACCACTGCATTAACTATAACCCGCCGCTATAACCTCGCAAGGGCACGGGCTGGGGATAACTCGGAAAGCCTAAGCTACAGAAACCGCTTGTTTATTGGCTTTTTGAGCCTCGCGTCGGTCTTTCCAGTATTGCAACATCCTCGGCTTGTTCCGTTTGCGGTAAAGAACATGCCAGCGGTTGTAACGCTTGCGGCCGTTTTTCTGTCCATATTTTTCGATGTAGGCCGCGAGGGAGGGCATTAGAATCACCATAACCTTTTTACACAAGCGGTCAAGTAATGCGCTGTGGACGGCGCTGCGTGTTCGTGATACTTAACTCCCAGCTAGGAACGGAGCGTTAGCATGGACTTTGTATTTGGGTCGCTACCAATCATCCTCGGGCTGCTTGGCATTTTTTTCGCCATGCTTAGTACCCTTTCGGTGAGGGGCGTTTTTGCTGGATGGAGAGAACGTCGCCAAGAACGTGCCCGAGCGAAGAATGCGCAATGCGCGCCCTCCGCACCCGCCAGCACAGAGGGAGATACGGGGACGAATATACCCTTTTATCGGGGAGATTTGCAGCGGGCTTCTGACTGGAGCCCAAAGGGACCATATCTCAAGCGGGAAACGAGTCCTGGGAAGGGCCTCGTCTATTCATTCCTGCTCGTCGTGTGCGTGTTTGGGATAGCGATTGCCGTGGTGTGGACGCTTACGCACATTGGCGGGCCGCTTCAAGCAACGGTGAACGCAACCGTTGCTCAAGCAGGCGGCAGTATTTTGATCGTGGGCGGTGGTTTGTTCGCGGCGTTCTTTGCCGTGGCTTTTATGGCCTTTGTTGCTATCCGGTTTTTCGCGGGAAGATTCGATCGGTAGTACAGATATGGCATATGCAAAATCACGAATCCATGAGCGGGATTAAACGCATAACAATAGGCCTAATTATTTTGGTTATTGATGGTGTCCCTGTCACCCTCTTCGGACTTTTTGTGATGGGATTCTTTGATTCGTTCAAAGAACCTGATATCGGTTGGAGAGATAACCATCAGTGGACGATTAAATCGAGTGGGGGAGGCCCAGCATGGCTGAATTTAGCGGCGGCACTTATAACGGTTGTAATCATTTTCCTATTGACCCTGCTCGTTCTATGGGCGCTTTCAAAAATCGGTGGTCCTCTGAAAGCTGAAGTGAAAGGTTCTATAAGCAAATTTGGCGGGAAACTGTGGATCACCGCCGCTGGACTTGTCGGAGCGTTTCTCGCAATTGCCCTCGTTGGAGTTGGCTCAGTTTATCTCCTCGCGCACTAAATCTATTCCTGCGTTTTCCTCGTTTTGAGCAATTTTCCTTCGCTAGACAGATTTTGCCCACGTGCTTGAATTAAGTCAGCTCGTTTAGGAGCGGGCGAATATGGCTGAAACGCGAGATGTGTTTGTCATTTCCAAGAGCGGAGACAAGACGTACTGGAATAAGTGCGGTCGGGCCTTCGTCAATGCTGACGGTTCGTTGAACGTCCGACTCGATTTACTGCCGAACGTGGATCTCCAAATCCGTGAACGCAAAGAGCAGGAGGGAGCCCAGAAGTAAGGGGCTCCTTTTCTTGAAAGGAGGAGCGATGTCAAAACGCGTATATGTTTGCGTCTCGGGCGGCGTCGTTGATGTGGTCGTCGTCCCGCCCGTTACCGATGGGACGTGGACGGTGATTGATTGGGACAACATCGAAGGCGATCCGGAACGCGAGTGGCTTCATTTCGACGAGGAGGCGCGAGCCTACATCGTTGCGACGTATCCCGAGGAAGTACGACGATATTTTCCGAAGTACATCGGGAGCGTGTCATGAGAGAGAAGATAGATTTTGGAGCGCTGAAGACAACTGTTCTGCTTTCGGCGGTTCTCGAAAAGTACAGCATAAAAACCCGGCAAGCCAACCCAACGTACCTCCGAGCCGACTGTCCCCTTCCCTCCCACACTTCAAAGGAATCGAAAGGCTCCTTCGCGGTGAACACGGAGAAGAATATCTGGTGCTGCAAATCAACGTCATGTAATGAGGGGGCCAGAAAAAAGGGCGGCGACGTGCTCGATTTTGTTTCGATTATGGAACAAACGAATGTCTTGGGCGCGGCGAAAAAACTGCTTGAGTGGTTCCCGCAGAACGGGGAGAAAAAAATGGCCCCTCCAACTGCGGGAGGAGCCATGGGAGGTGCAAAGGACAACAACGTTGTCCAGGCTAACCCTACCCCGGTCGCGGGAGAAAACAAGCCCCTCAGTTTCGAGCTGAAGGGGATTGCCTACCATCCATATCTGAAAGAGCGCGGCATCTCGGAAGAACTGGCTCTGAAATTCGGGGTCGGGTTCTTCCCGGGAAAAGGATCGATGAGCGGGCGCGTCGTGATTCCTATCAGGGACGCGACGGGCAGGCTTATTGGATACGCAGGCCGCGCGATCAATGGGGAAGAACCGAAATACAAACTCCCCGTTGGATTTATAAAATCAGTTTTGTTCAACCTTCAGAACGTCAAAGGCGACGCCATTACCATCGTCGAGGGGTTTTTCGGATGCCTGCGGGTCACGGCGGCCGGATTCCCCTGCGTCGGGCTGATGGGCTCAACCTTAACCGAGGCGCAAGAGAAACTTCTGCGCTTCAAGTTCATTACGTTGATGTTAGATCTTGACGCGGCGGGTGCGGCCGGCATTGCCGACATGCTCCCGCGCTTGGCAAAACATCATTACGTGCGCGTGGCACGCAACGAAAAACCGCCCGATGAGATGACCGAGGAGGAGATCAAAAACTCCCTTCGGTATGTCTGTCCGATTTAGAAAGACAAAGCCGCTGAGTTCCAGCGGCTTTTTAATTGATCTTGAAGAAACGAAGTGTCCCCTTGCCCTGTAAACGCACCATTCTTGAAGGAAATCTCTCGTCCTGCTCAGAGGTCATTACTGTCTCATACGTAACCGGCCCGCGCGCTTGCGGCCAACCCTGATACCAATAGGCGACCCATGCGGTGTGGTCTTTCCCCACAAACTGCACGCGCCACGTTTGCCATCGAACGGGAAGGAACACATACCCTGAAAAACATTCTTCCTTCAACGGAACGTCGAAATAGAGCGGATCAGCATTTTCGTAGTGCAAATAGGTCTGGTCGTCACACATATAGCGGGTGTATTTGAACATCGGGGCGACGACGGGCGCTCCGACGATGGGAAGCTTTTCGGGTGGTTTGACTAATTCCATACACCCCTTCACGCAAAGCAGAACGATAGCGACCCACGCGAGCGTGACGACGACCGTCTTTGTTTGCGCTTCCATTTTGCGCGGACTATATCACTACTTAGCCGCTTTGACCTGAATCGGTACTTCATAGACGGGCGTTTTTTTCTGGGGCGCGGGTTGATTGCGATGCATCACTGCGAAAAGGCCCGTGAGCGCGCCGATAATGCCCACGAGACCGCCAAGGATGGGAAGAATAAGCTTTGTCATCCAAATAGTTTTCACTTCGAAGCGTCGGGCCTTACTCTCATCAATCAGTCGGCGCAAGTTAGCGCGGGTGCCCATAGTGAGGTACTTACGGTCGTAGTAGAGACTGTCTTCCCAAACCCCCTCTCCTTTCGGAATCTCGATGTCGTGTTCACGGGCTTCATGCCACAGTTGGTCGGAAAGGAATGCGTTGATTGCATCGTCCTCCGCTTGCAAGGCTTGCCATTCGGCGTGTTCGAGCTCCTCGAATTCACCGGGGTCCCTATTCTTTTTCTTTTTGAGTTTCTGCCGATCGCGTTCGTACGCACGCACGACCTTCCGCCGACTTCGCTTTAATCTCCACAGGTCGAACAT